TGGTAAGTTGATTGTCAAAGAATATCCTACTGCATCTGCTCACTCTGCACACTTTCGTGGTCTGATTAAAGAATTATCTATCAAGAAATCATTCAAACCAGATATGATATTTATTGATTACCTAAATATCTGTGCATCATCTCGTTTGAAGGGAGCATCAAATGTCAATTCGTACACATATATTAAGTCGATTGCAGAAGAACTTAGAGGACTTGCAGTCGAGACAAATGTTCCCATCATGTCGGCAACACAAACAACGAGGGGTGGATTCACCTCAACCGACATTGGCCTTGAGGACACATCTGAATCATTTGGGTTGCCAGCGACAGCAGATTTTATGTTTGCCCTTATCAGTAATGAAGAACTTGATGCACTTAATCAGATCGTAGTAAAACAACTCAAGAACCGATACAATGACCCAACAATGAATAAAAGATTCGTTGTAGGTATTGACAGAAGTAAAATGAGACTGTATGATGTAGAGAATAAAGAACAAGAGGACTTGGTAGATAGCGGTCAAGATGAACCGACATTTGACAAGACAACCTTTGGGTCTAAGTCATTAGAAGCAAGGTATGACGATTTCAAGGTTTAACCTCTTATAAATAGTTGAAACTATATGTAAATGGAGCCATTGATATGTCATTACGGAAGTATGTTCGTCAATTAAAACCTGTCCAAGAAAAAGTTAATATGTCTCAATTTTCTGAGGCATATGATGTTATTCCAAAATCCAGAGGCGAAATAGATACACTAGAAATCCCCCATGATAAAGAAAAGTTAAAAGACCTTTTTGACGAAATTGTTGCTGGTGCTGGTGGTATGCCAGACCCCATTGCACTTCAATCCTCTACACCTAAAAATATAAAAGTGTCTCGTTCTGTCTCTGATAATTTTAATTTACTAGCACTGTCTAAAAAGTATGGATTTAAAGTAACAGAGGGTGAAGGCTCAAGGGGTGGTAGAGGTTCTAAAAGTCAAGGTTTTAGTTTTGAGGGTGAACTAACTAAAGATATTGAAACTTATATTGAAGAAGGTGAAACTTCTGCAAATTTTAAATATCCAGATTTTATGAAAGAATTTCATAAAGACGTTCTTTCAAAACATGAAAATATTCAAGTTGTTCTTGCTGGTGGAGCAAATACTAGACGCCCATTAGAGTTTACTGATATTGGTGCTTTGATTGGTGGTAGAGAGTTAAATATAGGACACAAGGTAACAGATGTTACCGTTACTGGTGATGGTACACCATATTACCTTTCTCTTAAATTTGGTGGTACAGTAACCTTTTTCAATGCTGGTGTTGGTACAATATTTACCGCAGACCAGTTTGAAAAAGGAAAAATAACAAATAAATCTGCAAAACAAATTATTAAAATGTTTGGTATTGATGAAAAAAGATTTATTGAAATCTTTACTTCATATGATAAAAAGAAAGCTAAGCGTTCTGGTAAACAAGAAGTTAATGCTACTAGAATGGTAAACATGAAAGCTCTTCTTCAAATGCTTGTTACTGGTATTGGTCATGGATATCATATGGTACACAAAAAGGGTAAAGGTATTGAATTTTACGAAATGACAAGACGTAGAATGATGGACTCTGCAAAGGTTAAGAAAGTTACCATTTTATATCCAACGCCAGGTTCAGCAAAAAGACTTGATATTGAAGTAGTAACCAAGTTATATATTTTTAAGATAAATATTAGAAACAAACAAGGTGGATTGTACCCATCACACATTATGTGTGACTATAAACCCAATCCAGATTCATTAAAATGATATCATTTGCACAATTAGACGAAGATAAGGGTGGTAAGAATTTACACCTAGAGCATCTGGAAGATGAAATTCTCAACTATGGAGTTGATGGTGGTAGAGCTGCAATCAACTTTCTACGTTCACTAAGAGATATGCTTGCTGGTAATGCTCGATCCTCAATTAACATGACTGTCAAGTGGGATGGTGCGCCTGCAATCTTTGCTGGTATTGATCCTGCTGATGGTAAGTTTTTTGTTGCAAAGAAGTCTGTATTCAATGTCAATCCTAAACTGTACAAATCTGCACAAGAGATTGATGATGATTTATCAGGAACACTCAACGCAAAATTCAAAGTTGCTCTTGCAGAGTTTTCTAAACTTGGAATCAAAGGTGTGTTGCAAGGTGATCTGATGTTTACAGATGATGTAGACACAGATACTATTGATGGTACTAAGTATTTAACTTTTCAACCCAATACAATTGTGTATGCTGTTCCTGTTGATAGCACTCTTGGTAAAGTTATAAACAACGCAAAGGTTGGTATTGTCTGGCATACAACATATACAGGTGATGCACTACAAGACATGAAAGCATCGTTTGGTGCAGATATCAAAGGACTTAATAAACCATCTACTGTTTGGATGGACGATGCAACTTACAAAGATGCGTCTGGTAGTGCAACCATGACTGCAAAAGAAACTGCATCAGTAACGGCTGCACTGTCTTCTACTGGTTCTACTTTCAAGAAAATCAATGCAGTACAACTAAGGAAGTTTCTTAATCTACAAGAAAGTATGACAGGTGCAATCGCTGGTGCATCTCTCAAGACATACAATAATAGTAAGGTTCGTGCTGGAGAAAAGATTACTAATCCTAAATTACACGCAAAGGGTTATGAGAAATGGGTTGAAACATCAATTCAGAAACAAATTGACAAAGCCAAGAGTGATGCTGGTAAAAAGAAATACACAGACATTCAAAAGGAATATGTAAGAGAAGTCAAGAAACACACCAATAATCTAGTACAAATCATCACGTTTCAAAACTATTTGGTAGACGCAAAGTCACAAATTGTAAATAAACTAAATAGTGTAAAGGGATTGACTGATACGTTCATCAAGACCTCAAATGGATTTAAAGTGACTAATCCAGAGGGTTATGTTGCTATTGATAGAGTTAGTGGCGGTGCTGTCAAACTGGTAGACAGAATGGAGTTTTCCTTCAATAACTTTACTGCTATAAAGGCATGGGATAAATGAAAACATTTTTAGAACTAGCATCTGAAGTATCTGGTCTTTCAGAATTTAAAGTTGTCAACAGGGCTGCAAGACGCAAGGCTGCACTCCGTATGAAAAAACTTGCAAAGAGTTCTTCCTTCAAACAAAAAGTCGCAAGATCAAAACTTAAAATTGCATCACCCGAAAAACAAAAAGTTAAAGCTGCAAAAAGAGCAAAACGAATAGTCATTGATAAATATTTTAAAAATTATGACGAAATGCCTGTGGCCCAAAGAATAAAGATAGATCAAAAGATACAACAAAAATATGGTGGTCTTATTGCAAAACTTGCTATGAAACAAGTAAAGTTTGTCAAGAAAGATGAAATCAAAAAAGTAAAAGATGCAAGGATGGCAAAACAAGATGCGTAGTTTTAGAGAAATTTTAGAAGCTCGTGGTGATACTGCTGTATTTACTTTTGGTAGATTCAATCCACCAACCACAGGACATGAGAAACTTATAGATGCACTTGCAAGGGAACAGGGTAAAAACGCTGGTTCTAAAATGTATGTGTATCCATCAAAGTCACAGAACGCTAAGAAAGACCCACTTCCATATGCAAAGAAAGTTGCATATATGAAGAAGATGTTTCCAAAGTATTCAAAGAATATCACAGTAGGCACACCAAGAACTGCAATCGAAGTTGCAGTAGAACTATACAAGAAGGGTCACAAGGCAATCGTAATGGTTGTTGGTTCTGATCGTGTTGCAGAGTTTGATAGACTTCTAAATGAGTATAACGGTGTTGAAGGTAAAAAACATGGATACTATGGTTTTGACAATATTGAAGTAGTATCTGCTGGTGAACGTGACCCTGACTCAGAAGGTGTAGAAGGTATGTCTGCATCCAAGATGAGAGCTGCTGCAGCAGAAGGTGATTTTGATTCATTCAAAACTGGTGTACCATCTGGTTTTAAAGATGCACTAAAACTCTATAACGATGTTCGCAAAAATATGGGTATTCGTGAAGAACGTGATATGGGTGAGATGACAGACTTTGAAACACTCAGAGATATGTATCTCACAGGTAAACTATGGAATGTGGGTGACATAGTTGAAGCACATGGCCACGAAGGTAAAGTTATTAATAGAGGCACAAACTACTTGACATTTGTATCAGAGGATGGTAAGGTACATAAGACTTGGTTACACGATATCGTAGAAAAAGAAAGAGACTACAAGAAAGAGTACGAGGATTATCAGGGAAAACCAGAACAGATTGCAAGACGTTCCTCTAGGAACAAGGCTCGCAGAGTTATGGGTGATAAGGCAACTAAGGGTATGGACGTAGGACATAAGGATAATAATCCTATGAACAACGATCCAAGTAATCTTAAAAATGAAGACCCATCAGAGAATCGTAGAGAACCACGTTTGCGTGAAAAAACTATGCAGTCAAAACAATTTAAGAACTTGAGGATTGCAACTGGTAAGTCTGCTCAAATAGCAAAAGATAGTGCAGAAAGAAGCAGAAAACGAAAAACATATAGACCAGAAGATGTTAATGAAGTAAGACAAGACCCCGATATTAAAGATAGCCCAGGCACAGAACCAGCAAAGTATTATGCAAAAGATGCTGGTGGTAAGGATATGTCTAAGTCAACTAAAAAAGATAGAGATGCACACTTTACAAAAGGTGCAAAGATGGATGACGATAATCCTGCTGCATATAAACCAGCGCCAGGCGACTCAGGAAAGAAAACTAAACCATCTACTCATACTAAGAAATTCAAACAAATGTATGGTGAGAAACTTGGTAAAGATGCAACTGCTGGTGATTATGTAAAAGACTTTAAAAAATCAGATGCACCACAATTCAAAGGTAAGTCTAAAGAAAAGAAGCAAGACATGGCCATCGCTGCATTTTTAGACAAGAAAGATGAGTTAAAGTCTACCAAAAAAGAAGAAGTTATAGATGAGAAAATTGCTGGATTGGTTAAGAAAGCAGAAAAGTCTGGTATGCC